TGCATAAACAGTTTGTGGCGGTGGTGCGCGGTGAGAGGCCTCGGATTAAAACTCCGGGGCCTTTTGCTTTGCGGGGATAGACAGTACAGGGTCTTACATGGTAATATGTGTCTTCTTTAGGAGGACTAAATAGTGCCGTACACTGACCCAGACAAAGCCCGACTATCAAACAAATTAGCTGCGCGTCGTCGCCGTCAAAATCCTGAGTACGCAGAGAAGCAGAGAGTGTACCAGAGGGCGTATCACCATAACACGCGCAAGCTGAATCCTGAAGAAGTCTGTAAGATGAGGAGTAGGGCGAGCAAGGCGTATCGAGAGAAGGTAGCTACTGAAGAGGGAAGGGCGGAGCTTAATGCTAGGCAGAAGGTGTACGTTCGCGAGCATTTCCGCAGAGTGTTAGAAGCGAAAGCGGGTAGGTCCTGCCCGGTGTTGTGCGAGATTTGTGAGAGGCCCGATGTCACTGGCAAGCGATTAGCCTTTGACCACGACCATAAAACCGGAGCGTTTCGTGGGTGGATTTGCTCTTCCTGCAACAACGCCCTTGGTCGAATAGGGGACGATCCAGTGTTAGCTAGAAAGCTCGCAGAGTACCTGGAGGCACACCAGGGTTGACATTAACTGATGATAAGGTATAAATATCAGATTGAAGGCGGCTCTGTTTCTTAGGACTGGTCCTAATTGAGATAGAACCGAGGTTCGACTTCTCCAGGGTGATCCTGGCGAGTCAAGAAGTCCGCGAGATGCGGAGCCTCTTGCCGAGCTGTAAGGTTCAACCATTTTCTAGGAGAAGTCCCAATGCCAACAGTCACCCTTTTTGAATCGGCCAAGCTGTCTCAGAATGACCTTGTTGTTGGTTTAATCGAGAACATCATAACTGTGAATCGATTCTATCATGTCCTGCCGTTCGACGGTATCGAAGGCAACGCTCTCGCGTACAATCGTGAGAACGCCCTCGGCCCTGTTGCGACTATCGGCGTGGGCAACACGGACGGCGTTATCGGCGCTGGCGCGACTTCTGGTAACAACCAGACTGAGCGTCAGTCTGCAAAGGACGCGGCTACCTTCACCCAGGTCACTTCGACTCTGACGACCATCATGGGCGATGCTGAAGTCAACGGCATGATTCAGGTCACTCGTTCGAACGTCAACAACCAGACGGCGGTCCAGATCGCGTCCAAGTCCAAGTCGGCCGGACGTAAGTATCAGGACTTGCTCATCAACGGTGACGGCGCGAACTACACGTTCCCTGGTCTCACGGTCCTCTGTGCGGGCGGGCAGCAAGTCGATACCGGTGCTGCGGGTTCTGCCCTGACGTTCGAAATCCTTGACGAAGTCATGGACTTGGTCATCGACAAGGACGGCGAGGTGGACTACCTCACGATGAACCAGCGTGACATTCGCAGCATGAACAAGCTGCTTCGCGCTCTCGGCGGCACGTCGGCAATGGACGCCATCAAGCTTCCGAGCGGTGTGGAAGTGCCAGCTTATCGCGGTACGCCGTGCTTCCGGAATGACTACATCGCTATCGACCAGACTGTAACGTCAAGCACGAACTGCGCGACTATCTTCGCAGGCACGCTGGATGACGGCAGTCGTTCGCAGGGTATCGCAGGCCTTACCGCCAGCGAGCAGGCCGGTCTCCATGTTGTGGATGTCGGTGAGTCTGAGACGAAGGACGAGCGCATCTGGCGTGTGAAGTGGTACGCGGGCCTTGCGCTGTTCAGCGAGAAGGGCCTTGCGATGGCTCCGGGTGTTCGTCCGGCCTAATGTGAGATACGGACGGGGGGCTTCGGCCCCCTGTTCGCGCTTTCTCTACGCCACTTTGATTGGAGGCCGTTATGGCTGCTACGCCTTTTCTAGTATCTCTCCCGTCCATGGAGTCCACGCCTGCCCGTACGTTGCGTGACGGCGTATCAGCCATGGCGGTGAGTGCAGAGTCTGACGATGACGCCGTGGCGTTCGTTAAGGCTCAGTACGGCAACGACTGTTCTGCTATGTGGGACCTTGCCACTGTGACTGAGGCAGAGGCTGCGGCTGACATGGCTGGTTGGTCAATGCGCGTCCAGCTTCTCGATACGGATGGCTCTGAGCTGTTCGATGAAACGGTTGAGGCGTCTGGACTGCTTACGCGAATTGTTCTTGCCACGGGTACGCTCACACTTACCCCAGGCCTCATCGCGGATGACGTAGTTAGAGTTGATGATGTCTACTACCAGTTTGCGGCTGATCCTACCACTGGAACTCCTGATGGTACTGTCGGAACTCCGTATCTTGTCGATGTCGGCGGCACAGACACTGTGTCGCTCGCCAATCTTCGTAAAGCTATTAACGCTACAGGCGTCGGTGGTACTGACTACTCAGTTGAGATTGTTGCTCCGCACGCTACTGTGGAGGCCACGGCCAGCGATGCTACAACCCTGTCGGCTCGTGCGTTGTCCACTGTCACGGCGGCTGTTGCTAATGCTATTGAAACTGTTGTGACTGGTAACGACGGCCTCGCTTTTGGTGCGGCTACGCTTGCTGGCGGTGTGGATGCGACGGACTCCGTGGCCTCTCTTGCAACCCTCATGGTCACTGCTCTTAACGCTACGGCCCTCAACGGTGCAGCTTGGAACAACAGCAACCAGGAGCTTACGGTCTCCAGCATTGCTGATGGAATCGGTGACCATGTTTGCAACGTGTATGTCCTGCCGCCTAATGCGGAAGAGACAGCGGAGGGAGTGCCGGGTTTTGTAGTGTCCGTCACGGACGCCGGGGCCGCTGCGGCGGCTATCGTAGTAACCCTGGAGACCGACAGCTATGTGGTTCCCCAACTGATCGAGCTGCTCGGTCCAGCGGCTGAGTAGATAGGAGTTAATGCGATGCCAGCTTATACGGTCAAGGTTGACGAGTCTGAATACGCAGCGGTAGGTGCTCGCGACGGTGTTCGCGGTGCAATCATCTTTGCGGACAATGCTGATGACGCCGAAGGGTACATGCGGTCGCTCTACGGCGCAGATGCGGACGTTGTCTGGACTAACGCTACGGTCACGGAGATCGAAGCCGGTGCAGACCTTATCGGTTGGAAGCTGCGTTGCGCTGTGGTTGATCCAGACGGGGACGAAGTCTACGACGTTACGGTAACAGGCGCAGGCGCTGATAACACGGTTGATGAGATCGCTGCTTTGATGGTTACCGCCCTTGAAGCGGCAGGCGGGGTGGACCTGACTCCTTCGTACAACGCAGGAACGAATACGCTTACGGTTGCTGCAATCGGAGACGACATCGGAGACCACACCCTGGTGGTCGAGTGCTGGCCACCGGTTGGCACGCACGGCCGCAAGGTGTCGATCCCAGGTTTCGTAGGGACCATTGTGGATGAGGGTATCGCGGGTGCGGTGCTGACGGTTGTCTTGGCGGCTGATGCTTACACGGTGCCTGCTGTCACTGACAAATTCGCGCCAAGGTTCTAAGGGTAGTAGGAGGGGTTTGTATGAGGGTAACGGTACATTTGACGGGAGCCCGAGAGGGGAAGACGATCTCTCTTAGGCGGTACAACTTCGTGAAGGGGCAGTATGTTGTAGAAGGCAGCGCTCAGGAAGTGGATAGTACGCTTCGGTACTTGAGCCGCGTGTACAAGGCCTTCCCTTTGGAGGAATTCAAAGCGTGGAAAGAGGCACAGAATGGCGCTGAGTGTACGGTTCCGGAAACTCCCGAACAGCGGAGTCCAGAGACAGCTCAAAGTGGTGTCGGAGAACCGGCCGGGGGAGTTCAAACCTCTGGAGACGTTCAACGCGGCGGACCTGTTGGAGGTGAAGCCGGGAGCGCGGGGTTGGGTACCGGTGGGAGTGGACACACGGACGCCGGGCTTCAGCCGGACCAAGTAGCCAAGATCAAGACAGCGCTCGCTGCTCTTGATGTGAAGAACGACGCGCATTGGACTTCGGACGGCCTGCCTGCTGTTGAGGCGGTCTCAGACATGCTTAGGGACCAGGGCATCACTCGTAAGGTTATAGAGACAGTTGCCCCTGAGTGGACACGTGAGAAGGCCCTAGAGGCTTTGGAGCTGTAGCCCAGGTTTACTGTAGGGGCAGTTTAGTGTACTGTGAGTTGACAATTTGACGAAAGGGTAAACCAATGGCTGAAGCACTGTATCTCATCACTAAGAGCCGTCTCGGCGGCGCGGAGAGTTTCATCAACG